GATCTGATCTTTAAGATCTAAGATTACACTTGCTTGTTGCAAATTTTTAGGTGATACTCGGTTTTTGAAATCAGTTAACTCATCGTATGAACCGTTTTTGATTAGTACGTAAGTTATGATCATGAAGCGTTCTTTCATTTGTTTTCCTTTACTTGGTGGACGGGGATGTTGCATTTTTTCAGGAACTCGATACCATCAGTTGATCTATATTCAATTGAATAGTATACCTCTGAGATTCCTGCTTGGTAAATCATTTTCGCGCAATTTATACACGGCGAATGGGTTATGAACAATGAAGCATCTAACGCAGACTCGTGACTTCTAGCTAATTTCAAAATCGCGTTGGATTCTGAATGCGCTACCTCTGGTTTAGTTTTTAATTCAACTTCACCTGTGTCTGGGTTTACTATCCGGTCTTCACAGTCATTTGACCAGCCTGAAGGCGTGCCATTATAACCAATCGATATGATTCGGTTATCTTTAACTACGATAGAACCAACCTTCATCTTTTCAGCTGTACTGAGTTCAGCGAATGTAAAGGCAGTTTTCATGAATGCGTGTATAAATTTAGGTTTCATGATTTATTTAGTAATCTCATAATACGGATTAGGCAGGCTGACATGTTAATTTCTGAGTCTGCACATACAATGCTATCGACAAGTCCTTGTTTGACTATTAAGATTATAGAATCTTGTACAGTCGAGTCTTCACTAAAAATGGATAGATTATCGTATATCCATCGAAATATGGATTCCATGTCATCTGCTGTTGATTTGCTACAAATGAGGGTTCGTGCCTCGTTTATTTTACCTTGTTTGAACAGTTCAACCATTTGAACACGCCATTCACTACTATCGGTTGATGCCGATGTCGGTGTGGTTAATATACCATTGATTGTATTTTGCTGAAGTGAATTAATACACTTACGCAAATCTGGATAAGTACCAGACACATAGGTATCTAAAGTATCTAAGTCGAATTCAACGTTTTCTTCTAATAAGATAGTTGCAACTCTAGTGGTGAAGTCAGTTATCTCTGGCTTCTTCAACTCAAATGCCTGTGTTCTTGATATAATTGGTGGTAATACTCGATGAGGATAATTACAGGTAAACATGAATCTGGCATTGTTGCTATATTGTTCGATAAGACCACGTAACGCCGATTGGGAACCTACCGAAAAATTGTCAAATTCGTCAAGTAACACTACTTTAAATGGTGAACAAAATGGTAAGATTTGAACAAAATTGGTGATTTTCTCTCTAACCACATCTATAGTAGAAAAAAGAGACGCATTTAATTCTAGGACATCGTAATCGTGTATACCGAGTTCATTGATAAGCATACGACACGCAGACGTCTTGCCAGTTCCTGCCGGACCACTAAAAAATAATTGACCTATATCTCTGTCTTCAATCCACTTAGTGAAGATTGCACGTTGGCTTTCATCACTGAATACATAGTCTTTCATTGTTTTTGGACGGTATTTGTCAACCCATAGTTGTTTCATATATTAGTTCTCATCTTTAAAGTTCATATAAGGAAGGATGTCATTATCGAATATCTTGGCCATACTGCACCATAGTGAAGTAGTTTTCATTTGTGGATCAAACTTACGACGTTCGTGTTTAGTTTCACCAGTTGGTCTTGGTAAGTATTCGAAATCAGGACGTGAACTATAACACATTTCAGTTATTATGGAAAGTCGTTTTTGTTCATTATCTTTTGGGTTGGTCATGATAATTGCCTTGGTTAGTTAGTATGAGGTGATTATATATCAGGGGAATTTTAATGTCAAGGCTAAATACAGAATGAGATTCGCGGTCGTGGGGACCCAACCTCTCTAACATTTAACTTAAAGGAGCATGTCAGCATGAGTATTTATGCAAATCAAAATGACGCGTTGCCGTCAGAAATTCAAACAACTACTGAATCAGTAGAACTACTAACATCTGCAACAATCGAAGCAGAAGAACCAATTAACACAACACCTGCGTATGTATATCGCCTAATCTGCAAACCAACTGGGCAGTTTTATTATGGTCTTAGATATGCAAATATCAAAAAGTATAGAATGCCAGAGGACGATCTATGGATATATTATTTTTCAAGTAGTGACCCTGTTGATGAGTTAGTAGAAATTTACGGTAAAGATAGTTTCGATTATAAAGTCATTTTTCAATCAACCGATATTGAACAGGCATATTTGTTTGAACAAACTATCATAAAGGCCTATTGGGGTAATCCACAGTTATTAAATCTACAGTATAAGGATCCAATAACTGGCGGTAAGATGTGGGCAGGTACCAAAGAATCAAACGAGAAAGCCGCCGCTACACGGCGTGAACGCGGAACAAATAAAAAAAATGGTGCTCGTAGAAGAGCGGACGGTTCTTCAAAACGTATAGCGCAGAAAGGCGTGGAAACCAGGAGGGCTAGAGGCACTGACAAAATTGGTATACAGAAAGGAATAGAGACCAAAAGACGGACTGGTTCAGGAATTGTTGGGGCAAAGAAAGCGGTGGCAACAAAAAAAGCCACAGGCGTTGATAAAATTGCGGTGGAAAAGAGTAATGCCACAAAGAAAGCAACTGGGTCAGCAAAACTTGGTGCGAGAAAAGCAATAGAAACGAAACGGAAAAAGGGGACTTTGCAGAGTATCTCGCAAAAAGGAGCAGCAACGAGAAAAGCCACGGGTATGGATAAAATCGCGCATGATAAATCAGTTGCAACTAAACAGGCAAATGGATCATATCATACCGGTGGTATAAAGTCTGCTGAAACTAGAGCAAAACGTGGAAAAGACGCAGAAGGTAGCCAATATTGGCAACTAACAAAACCAGACGGGGATGTGATTATTATCAAAAATCTTCTTAAGTTTTGTAGGGAGAATAAGTTATCTAACGTATCAATGCGGAAGTGTTCATACGGTACACAATTGCATCACAGAGGTTGGAAATGTAAGAAACTAGAAAAACAACTAGTACTAGATAATACAACGGATGATTTAATGGATAATTAACCCACAATAAAGCCAATGATCTTTTAGATCATTGGCTTTTGTTTTTGTATTAATCCACGAAGAACTGATCTAAGTTGACTGGGCTGAATGTATCAGGTTTACTAATTTTTCCACTGGGTAACTTTAGGATTTTTCCACTGGCTTTATCAACCTTTGAGAAGTTTGAGCGAACCACTTCATCCCATGCTGCTTGGCTGTTAATTCCCATTGAATGAATGGCACCGACAGTAACTACTGCGATATCTAAGAACGCATCTAGTAATTCAACTTTATTGGATGCGTTGATTGCATCCTCCATCTCTGCAACTTCTTCTCTAATTAGATTGATATACAAATCTAATTGTTCTTTATTAAAACGATCAGTGGTTTGGTCACCGGCTTGCATGAAAGTTTTTTGATCTTCAAAAACGTTAGTACTCATTTGATACCTCTAAAAGATAATTGAAAACGACTAAAAGATAATTGCTTTTAGTATTGAAAACGACTAAAAGATAATTGACCTTAATACTTAACCATAAGGCAATCATCTTTTAGCCAAAGAAAGACTAGTTTACACTAATTCTGGAGTTGTGTAAAGGGGTTTCATAACATCAGTAACTACGAACATCTTCAATGAATCCACATCAGCAGATACAAGGGTATAACCTTTTTCATCAAGCCATTCATATGCGTTCGTTATGGTATCTCTACCATCTTTGATATCAACATACACTGATTGGTTATATCTAGCCGAATGGATCTTTAACTGATACACACTGGCTTCGTTTTTAACGGTTGAAATTTCCAATACATGAGAAACAGGTACGTTAAATTCAAAAAGATCAGGCATCGGACCTTCAAATTCGCAAGTGATATGATTCATCATACACCCGAGTACGGCGATGTTTTTCTTTTGTAAGAAGTTCATTGCAGTAAAATCTGGAGTTGTGGAATGATCTCTTGGAATAGTAACGCGTTTGTTATACCTTGGATCAAACAGTTCCAATGAATCTGGATTTTCTCCCTCTTCATATGTGTAATACAGTACTCGTGTAAATACTTGTGACATGGATTCTCCTAGCACTTAGATGGGATGTATTGATCGGCTAATGGTGGTTCTACATCAGAGACCAAAAGTATACCATTAGGGTCGGCAAGTTGTAAATCAATCGGACCATCTGGTGTTTCAACCTGTATCTTACGTGACCATCTGCCATGTTCCAGCAAAATGAAGTCGTTCGGTTTAACATCATGCTGCTCAGGCCCGACCATGAACACCTCGGCCCAGCGTGGTCTGATCCCATGTGAACTAGCCCGATCTGACCGTAATACGATGCCAGATTGTAGAACGGTTTCACTGTGCTTCATATTTTTGATTAATATGTTACTGTGCAGAGTACGGTCAATTGTAATCACTTCACTCATGGTTAATACCTATTAGATGTCGCGTGGATTTTGGTCATAATAATCTTGTAACACTTGTTCACGTGTACGAACGATTTGACCACCTGGACCGATCTCGTCACCGCGTGAATTTACACGATAATTGCCAACTGCTGGGGTGAGTTCATATTTTGATGCTAACGCCTGCATATCGATTTTTTTACCTTTTGCGGTAGTATAGGTTTGGTTTGACATTGTAATTCTCCTAGAATGTAAAGCAGTATTTAGTCAGCCATCTCAGCTGCGAAGTTTGGGAAGTTGAGATATTTGAATAGGAGTCGATCATCCCAGAGTTTACAGATTCTATCTAATTCTTCTTGAGAAGCGTTTTCAGAATCAAAGTTTTCGATAGCGAATGCGTGGAAGTTTTCTGGTTCGATGTGATAAATGTTACTAGCATAGGTGCCATTGAGTGATACTACTGTTACGTCGCCTGCGTCGGTTGTATTTAATGTAATCATTTGTAAAGTCCTTGTTAAGTTGAAAGTGGGTTTAGTTTATCTTAAAGATGATTTCTTGTCAACGGTTAATTATTAACGCAAAAACTCTTTAATTTCTAAACCGTATTTGATACTATCGATTTTATGGACACCGATAAGGAATAAGACATAGCTTGATACTGAACTACCTCTACCTACACCCCATACTATATTATGTGTACGTAGGGTATCAACAATATAAAGCATGCATTGTAGGACTGGGAATAGGTTACGAGATTTGAACTCGGTTAGTTCTAATTCAACTCTTGCGACTTCAGCATCGGTATTGCATTTGGCTAAACACCATTCTGCTATATCTAAGTTTTTGTAGGAATCTGGGATAAACCAGTTGTTTGGGTTGGTTTCTTGGAGTGGTATTGGGTAATTAAGTCTTTCATCTAATATGTAATTGACATATTTTGAAATATCATCGGTACAAGTACAATAGCCCAGAATATCTGGGCCATGTCTTAAAACGCCTGTGACTAATTGGTCTACAGTATTGGTCATCTGATTCGCGCAGGAAACCCGGTGATCTTTAGTCGCCGGGAGGAATGCGCGTGATAATTCGGTAGTCATGTGTAATTCCTTGATAAGAAATAAAATCATATGATAATCCATATGTCGTTCGTTGTCAAATGCTAAATACAGACATGAAAAGATTACTTGCAATCAAATATCGAATATACCCGACATCAGAACAACAAATTCTGATTGGGAAGACATTTGGTTGTAAAAGACTGATCTATAACCGATTTAAAGCAGAAAATGAACGAAGATATCTGGCAGGTGAACCACACCTGAATGGATTCGCGGTCAATAAACTCATTACGCCATTAAAGAAAGAACTTGAATTCCTTTGCGAAGTCGATCTGAATGCCCTACAAAATGCATCGGCTGACCTAGCAACAGCATATGATAACATGTTCAAATCCCGTTCTGGAAATAGAAAAGGTAAACGAGTAGAAGAGCCGAAGTTCAAATCAAAACATGGACGTCAGTCATACCGAACGCCAGGTAGAGGTACTGCAGTTTTAGATAACTCAATAAAACTTCCAAAATTAAAAGAAGTAAAAGCCGTTATCCATAGACCAATCCCTGAAGGTGCAATTGTTAAATCGGTAACCGTTTCTAAAAACCAAGATGGCAGATATTATGCCTCTGTACTAATAGAAACCGATGTACCAACCCAAGATTACAAAAACCGAGAAGTCGGTTTTGATTTAGGTATTAAAGATTTGATGATTACTTCAAGCGGTCTTCGATTCCTAAAACCAGATGCGTTGCTATACCATGCGAAAACCAAGCAGTTATTAAAACGCAAACAAAAGCAGTTCGCAAGAACTAAAGTCGGCAGCAAAAACCACGAGAAACTACGAATTCAAGTAGCTCGTTTGTACTCCAAGATTACGCGCCAGCGGAATGAGTACTATCATATTCTTAGTAAGTACTTAGTGGCTACTAATGACGTGATTTACTTAGAAGATTTGGCAGTCAGTAATCTACTTAAGAACCGGAAACTCAGCAGAGTAATCCATGAAATTGCTTGGTCTACTCTTTCAGAGATGATCAAATATAAAGCGGAATGGGCTGGTGTTCTAGTTCAAGAAGTGGGTCGTTTTTATCCAAGTAGTAAGACCTGTTCTTGCTGCGGCCATAAACTCGAATCCTTGGATTTAAATACACGTGAATGGGAATGCCCCTCGTGTGGCGAAGTCCATGACCGAGATTGGAATGCTGCCACGAATATTCTCCATGAAGGGCAACGCCTTACTTATGGAACCAAGTTATCATCGCACGCAACAGGCGATGTGGGAGTAATCCCAGAGGCTTTACTGAAAATGACTTCTAAAATCGAAAGATCTACTAAAACACCAGTAGTTAGTCATGGGAGTAAGCAAGCCCGACGATCTTTAGTCGTCGGGCAGTTGACTTGGAACTCCTAATCTACGTTAATGAGTTCTCCAAGGTCGCCATTTTCGGATTGGGTAATCTTAGCACGGAATCTATTGGAGAGTTCTTCTTTATAGATATTAACAAAGGTAGCCAACTGTGTCAATAGTTCTTGGTTACCTAGTCTATAAGCCGTGTGATATTTTTTCATGAGTTCATTGAGTTTTAATTCGACTTCATCGTCTCTCATGTTTGTAAAATCTGGAGCGAATGGGTGGTTCATACAGGCATTTCGCTAAATGTTCCAAGATATCTTATATAGATGGTAGATGAATATTGCCAAATTTCTAGGATAACTGGTTCATTTGTACTGAATAAACGTAAATGTGGAGTTAACGTACTGTCATTTGCGGTTGGGAATCCAGTACCGTATTTAATAGAAACACCGTTAGTGGATCTAAAAGTAACCAATGGACCTTTATCTTCCGTTGAACCGGATGCAACCGATGAGGTTAATTCTAGTCTAACTTTACCAACTTTAGCTGCATTGGTATCATTTGGGAAATTTGTAAATGTAATTCCGATATCATTACCTACTTTGGCAACTTGGTATAAACCATTATTCAAATCGACGGCGATGTCGGTAGTTTGTACTGTTTTGTAATCGTACACAGTTTCTTTAACCGCTGATAAGATTACATTTTTGATAGTATTATTACCAAAATCAGTTAGTTGCGAGTCTGTTCTTGCGGTATTTGTATACAGATCATGTAAATCGGTATGTGCTGCTTTAAGACCAACTTTAATTGTATTGAAGTTATCACGGAATGTTTGAGTATCATTGTCTTCACCTGGGTATGGGAATAAGTCATTGATATTGTCAATCGCGGTGATATTAATCGTGGTATCTGTCATGTTATGGTTCTCGGTGGTTAGGGAATACTAGATATTTATCACTTACTACGCCATCGAGCGTGTCAATGATATATCTGTCTGCGGTGAAATTAAGCAATTTGAAATCAAAATTACGACTCCATACTTGGGTATCTGTTGGTTTTGTATTACTGTTATTCGTGATACTGGTATAATACATACTAAAATACTTAACGGTATCGCCTGTTTGGTAATATGCGTTTGGTGACCAGTTTCCACGTGATGCAGTGGTTGTTTTTGCTTTAATTCTTGCCGCGATTATTTCACCATTGCCTGGTTTTGCGTAGCATAATACTAAGGCTTTCACATGGCCGGGTTCGTGGTTTGTTGTCGGTTGAATGCTTCTCATCCAAAGTGGTAAGTATGTTCTGTCTCTAGTTCCGGTTGATTCGATTTGTTTTCTCATATTCTTTATTGAATTTGGGAATACGCGTTGTTTATCGCTATCACTTACAAATGGGATATCACTATCGATTGTTATTTTATCATAACTAATAAGAACTTTACTTGATGTGTTATCTGGTAAATTGACAATTTTACTAATACTTGTCCCATTCTTTTCAAACTGATCAACTAAATCCACATAGACTACTTCATATATTGGTTGATGTGTTGATTCGTCTAGTGCGACTGCGGTTTTCACTTCACCGAATAGCATTTGTTTTTTGGTATGATTTCTACTCATAGCTTGAACGTATGATTCAGCGGATGTTGTTTCAATGCCAGCAAATACCAATGATTTCAGTTCAGTTTGTACCCCGAAATACGGGTCACCGTAACGATATAACTCGGTAGCATTGAAAATAGCATCATCAGTTATGAATTGATGCCAGTTAAGTCGCTGTTCTTTACTCAAAAATGCTTTCACGTAGAGGTTGGCAAAAGTTAATTCTGAATCGGTTTTTACTGTCAAATCAAACGTTTGTGGTAATTCTACAAAATTGACTGAATCTTTTGCTACAACCGTAAATGTATGCTTTTTATCGAATGTTGTCGTATTACCGTCGAATGTGATATTGTAACTTCTCGATGCGGTTGAATCAGTAGTGCCATTACTATTATAATCGAAAAATCTGGTTAATCCGGGTAAATTATTTTGGATATCTTGGAATTGTCTAACTTTACCTTCGATGAATCCTGATTGAAGTAGAGTTAAACCTGCTGGTAATTTACCAGAAATGAGTTTATAAGACAATCCACTATTTAATAGGTTAACAGCTTCCAATTTGATAGTGCTTGGTTTATTTGGACTAATGGTTCCAAGTGATGGTTTAGTAATCCAATTGATTGCACTTTCTATTTCACCAACTATGTCCATGGTAAACGTTCGTGGTTCCGTTGCAACACCAGAAACCCAGTAGGTCGTGTTTAGTGGTGATTTGTTGGTGTTTCTAACGATACACGCATACACAAAACCACTATACTTAACAGCGTCGTTTACGTTATATGTTGTTGTGGCGTTCCATTCACCAACTAAGGTGGAAGAAATTACAACATTGCTGTTGATATCATTTATTATCGTAGATGGTGTTATTGGCGTAACAGACAATCCAAAAGTTCCGATATTACCTGGGATGTATTGCAAAACCCAGTTTTTTGTTGGCGCATCGTAAACTAGAACAATAGAAACACCCTCTATATCTAATACTAATGTATCATCGTTTATAATGGTATCATTTGTATTTGGGATAACTGTTATTTGATTTGTAATGGATTTGCTAAAGCAATCACAGATACCAACCGTAAATCCATTTACTGGGGTTAATGGTAACGTTATATCAATAGGGTTTGATCGACAGTCTAGTCTTACGAATTGGCCATTAGCTGCGGTTGTATTGGAAGCAATCAATGCGGTTGGTGTTAATCCCAACGTTGATGGATTATGGATAAAACCAACTGGGTTGTATACTAAGTTCCAATTATTAATAGTTGCATCGTATACAACGGTGATAAAGGTACCTGGTACATCTAGTACAACCGAAGAATCCAAATCTATTGTATCACCTGAACCGGCGGATAAATTTACTGAATGAAATCCAAGAGAACCAGAAACATCAATTATATCAATTTTAGAATTATCAGACGGTGAATCTGGTAAATTGATAGTAAACGAACTGAGTGACGAATCCACCTTTACTAAATCACCAACAGATGCAGTATAATTTGTAGTTTGAACATCAGTTTCGGTTGTTGTGATTTCACCAATATAGCCGATAGGAGTGTATTGCAAAACCCAATTCGAGGTTGTGTCATCGTAAAGAAATGATGCAATGGTTCCAGTGACATCTAGTACGAGTGAATCTGTGTTTTCTATGGTTATCACACTGTTTGATTCTAACGTTACCGGATTAATCGCAAATGTATTGTTGATATCAATAATACATAATCTATCACCATTTGATGGATTGTTTGGTAATTGTAGCTGGTAACTCATCACCGAAGTATCGGCGAAAATAAGCTGATTGGCGGCTGTGTTCATAGTGGATGATACGATAACTGCGTCTGATATAGAGCTATCGAAACTAGCGGCCAACATCGTAAATGTGTATGATTTTGTTATTCTTGCTTGATACGGTATCCTACCAGCGATATCACCAGTCATCGAATCGTATGACATACCAGGAGGTAATTCACTTATCGATCCATCTGGGTTATTGGCTAATAAAAAATAGGTAATAGTCCCTTGTAATGAGGGCGGATCGTACACGTCCAGTAATACAGTAACGTAATTATTTGCTCGGTATCTACCAAGATATGGTTTAGTAATCCATAATGGTTTTCTTATTACACCAATGTTTTGCGATGCTAAGAACTCATCGGTTACGACGTAAATTCTAAACAGGCGACTAACTGAGAATTCACCATCGGAAACTTCAACCGAAAAAGTATAATCTCGGCTCAATCTTGGTGCGGTACTTTGAAGGTCAGCATAATCAAAGGTGACATTGTCATAAAAATATGTATCATACCCAGCTGACGACAACTGTTTGTAATCCAATGGAATTACATCCCATGGCATCGTGTCGTATCCGCCAGAGGTTGGTCCATTATATTCTAATGCAAATATTGGGTCGGTAAATCCAGAAATCAATCCATCACTATCTAAAGTCAATCCTGGTGGAAATTCACCAGCGTTTGGTAATAATCGATATGATAGTGTTCCACCAGCAGTGATATCGCTATCAGTAGCGGATAGTTGTATATTTACATAACTATTATCTAAAACATAGTGTGTGTTTGAAATTCCCGCTTGTAAATAACCTTCTGATGTAATCCAGGTTGGTGTATCAGCACCATCAACCGTTATTTGAAAAGTTCTATCAGACACGGAAACCCCATCGGATGCTCTGATTACAAATCGACTAATAGTTGATTTTGTTACTTCGACCGGACTGCCTTTAATGAACCCAGTGGTGGTATTGTTGTCGTAAGTAATATCTGGTATTAGTCGTAAACCGCGAGGAAATGAACCAGCGATTATTGAATACGTTATAGCACCAACCGTTGAATTCGCAATTAATTGGATTTCAGTAATAGTACGTTCTTCCAATGTACCAAGACTACCAGCTTGAGTGTCCCATGTAATAGACATGGCAATTATCCTAGGGTTCCGCAATCTAAGTTTAGCATACTTGGATTTAATAATGTTCCAAAATCAATGTTTATAGCAGCTAGTATAAATTGAATTGCGTTCGAATAAACACCATCGATTGGACCAAAATCATAAGTTGTCAAAATCGAAGTAACTGGTATTTTATTGCTTAGGTTTATGGTGGCAGAACTAGAAGAAACTGAAATGTCTGCACTTCCAAGTAGTGAAATTTCCTGGAAGCTACTACCTGATATAGAGCCAGTGTCAGTTGTTATTTTACTAAACGCATCAGATGAACTGTTCGTTATGATAACAGCGTCTGGCGTTTCTTCAATCGATATACTTTTACCAGATTGTAACCGTTTGAATATTAAATCAGTACCAACTTTTTCCTTGAATATACTATAACCCGGAACATCGGTTAGTGACGCTGTTACTTTAATGGCGACGTCTAATGCTTGAAAATTAGAATTTACTTTTTGAAATGCGGTTCTTAGATCATCACCTAAGCCATCATTTACTGCGTTTCCTATATTAATTTGAGTTATAGACATATTATTTCCTGTTAAGCGCAGCCAACTGCGATTTCTATAGTGCCGATGTGATCGGAACTAAACTCTTGTAGTGCTTTACCAATAATGGTACCAGTTAATGCATTACCGGTTGGAACAACTGCTACACCTGCGATTCTTGAAGATACTAAAAGATCACCTTTTTCGACGTTGCCTACTACTTTACACGGTGCTCTACCATGACTAGCCACTGGAATATTAAATCCAGGAAATAGATGTACTGGGTCTGCAATAGCTGCAACAACACCAGCAACTCTTGTATCTGAATATTGGTTTGAAATAGTGACTTCTCGATCACCACCGAAAATAACTACAGTTCCTACTGCATATTCTCTATCGCCGTCGTAATGGTCAATGGTCGGATGTACTGGCATGTTTGTTCCTTTAATGTTTATGTATCTGGTATTTATCCGTTTTTGGCTTAAACTAAATACGTTATCTTAAACAACCCTCAAAGGAGCAGTACATGTTTGATTTTATCAAGAAAATTTTCAATAAAGAACCACGAGAGGAGCAAATCGTGGAAGTAGAAGTTTCAGTTAAGCCGAAACGTAAGTATAAACCTCGTGCACCTAAAACAGAAGTTAACGTAGAGGAAGCTATTGTTATCGCGGAAGCTCCTGTCGAACAGCCAAAACAACGTATTATGGCTAGACAGCTAGTTGGTACTGTAACTCCCGTGGCAGAACCAATAGTAGAACCAGTTAATGCGGTAGTAGTTGAATCTACTAATAAAGCACCGGTTAAACAGAAACCTGCTGTTAAAAAACCAGTAGAAGTTTCAGTTGCAGAACCAGTAGTAGAAGCTAAAGACGAACCTGTGGTTGTAAAATCAGTACCTAAAAAACCTGAGAACAAACCAAAGGCACCGCAGAACAAACCACCTCGTGGCAAAAAGAAGAAGTAAAAACAAAGGGGCTATTAAGCCCCTTTTCTTTAATCGATTTTCTTAAGTATTTCCCAAGTATCCTTCCAATTAGCAACAGTCTCGAACGTTCCTCGACGTTGTTCGACTGTAGCACAAGCTAATGGATAATCATTACCAATTGGGTCGGTTCTATCACCGATAAAGAGGATATCGCCCTTAATCCATTCTAGGACTTGAGATTTATCTGCACCGATACTCGCTATATCAATACTAGTTTCGCCACCTACAACTGCATGTAAGTCAGGCCAAGTATCATTGATGGTGTTTACTATTCTAGCACGCTCACCGTTCTTCAAATCCCAGTGATAGTAATCTAGTCTATCGCGACCTTTTGCATTTCTACCAACGATAGAAAAGTTGAGCATACCTGTGCGATGTTCAAAATGCTTACCGAAACGTTCTTCGTATGGACTTGTGAATAATTCAGATTTTAGGTAATCCAGTACGGGTTCTGGTACTGTCCAAGAATGTTCATGTAATATTTCACCGTTTTCACGAATAACATTACCAGAACAACTGAATACAAACTTGGCTGCATCTACTATTTCAGGACCTAGTTGCTCTAAGGTTTTCTGGTAATCACCACCAGAAACAAGAGATACGTCGTGTGATCGTGCAAATCCTAGAAACCAATGACCAAATGCTGGATTGATTTTTTCTCGGCTTGGGGTTAATGTTCCATCCACATCAAATAGGTAATGCATCTACTATCTCCATATCTATTAAGTTTTCAATTTTAAAACAACGCCATCCATTCTTATCAATATTCCAAACTGCAAGAATATGATTGACTTGCCTCATGCGATTAGCTACTGCTAACTTCTCAGCATCACCGGTATATTCCGGGATGTATTCTGGTTTTAATGTACAACGCATTGTACTAATTCCACCAGATACCCTGGTAAATCTGATTTTACATACATTCGATTTCAGAATACCTTCCAAAAACCACCGTTGGAAGTCCACGGTTGTTATTTCCATCTTTCGATAACAACCACCGATCTTACATATGGCCGTCTGTAATCGACTTCTTTAACTTTTAAAATGGTTGCTGCAACCAATGCTTCTAGTAACTTTCTTAACATTTCAATCTCCTTATACCCAGTTATCAATAATGAACTGGTCTTGAACTTCGTGTGGTTTTGGTTCGCCGTGGAATACTAATACACAGCATTCGTTTGATATAACTGGGTTGTCTACTTTAGACTCGAAGTTTCGTTTACCATCGGTTATTACTAACTCATTTCTATTACGAACCTCCCATTTGTAACTTTGTATCCATGAATCAGGCCAGAAAGTAATTTTAGACTTAGCAATCCGCCATATCCAATCTTGGTCGCCATGAACTCGCATCGCTTCTCCTGGTAGTTTCCTAAATTGTTCCCATATAATACCATGATCACCATGTGACCATGACATAACTGAGCTATTTAAACATCTATAGTCCTTGTTGAACTTACGATTGAAGTCACGAATACCGTAGAAGTTTCCTGCTTTAGATATCAACTTATCAATATTACCAGTGATAACAACATCTAAGTCAAAATATAAAATAGTATCTTCAACTTGTAAATTAGGGTCAAACATATGGACTTTGTACCACCAACCACGTTTATAATCTTCACTTGGTTGTACAATAAGTCTAACACCGTCAATTGGTGTTGGGTCATCTGTTAGACAAACGAATTCATATGGAACGGTTAAGTATCTAGCTACCATATTACGTAATCTAATCACGTAATCAGTAGAGTAAGCTGTTCCGAATTTAACGCATAGTACTGTTATTTTGCTCATGCTGGTCAAATAGTTGTTGAGATGCTAGGTTTTTTGATTTTGCTTCGCACATAATATCAGCCCAACTAAGATGAGTCAAAGCCCAGTCGTTAATTTTGGTGTTGTTGAACATATCGCTGTGTGCACGAAGTTTACTTTTGTTTGATTCCAACAATAGCGTATCCATTGCTGGTATATTCCTGTATTTACCTAAAAACTCTTCTTTAGATTGACTATAGTGGATAACTGGTCTAACTCCTTGCCAACTATCAATAACATGATGGATTCGTGGATCAGTATCTTTGATATACTCACCAGTCATAATCAAATGATGATGAATATCAAGCACGATGCCTGCCTTATCTTTTAGAACTAAAAGATCATCGAGACCTTTTTGATACTCGTCGTTTTCTAAGGTTAATGTATTTCTAAGTTCTGGACTCATGCGATTCCAGGCTGCATTAAAGCCATCAGCGCCTAGTTTACCACTAAGGTGTACGTTGAGTTTAAAATCTAATTTAGATCGACCATAGCCCATCCAGCGTGCCATGTTTGCATGGTATTCGAGTTCTTCAAGTGAACTATCAACGACTTCTGGTCTATCACTGACGATACAGCAGAACTGACCTGGATGGAAACTCAATCTAACTTGCTTTTCACGTGCTAGATTGCCAATCTTGCTGAATCCTTGTTCTAAGTAGTTGATGACATCGGGTTGTTGGTAGAAATCGATGAAATCTTTGTGGGTATAAGCGGTTAGAACATCAGAGCCAATACGAAGCATTCTTAGTGATTCAGGTAACTGACCAACACGTTCAACTAACTTATAGGTAGCAGTTAAGTTAGCTTGCATTAAATCGGTTAGTTTTTGTTCTGCTACTGCCCGTGATTGACGATTAAGCCAAGCGATTGTAGTAGTACCCATGTTTAATTCTGGTACGTTGTCTACGCCTTTTGACGTTTGTTGAACGTATTTACAAGCAAATCCTATTCTCATGTTGTTCTCTGGTTGGTTTAAGTTGGGCATATACTAACTTACTAATTGCAAGATGTCAAACAAAAAACCCAGATTTTTAAGTCTGGGTTTTTAAGTTAATGTACTTTAACAAGTATCTGATTGGGATTTATCCTACCATTTGCCTTTATTTCAACGGTAGTCAGACTATCAAAGAACTTATTAATGGCAGTCTTACTACCGGCCTTGAATATTGCCAGTTGTTCGGCTGGTTTCCTGATTGTTTTACCAATCGATTTATTTGGGTCGTAACCTATTATAGTCGTACCTTTGACACCTAATGGTCCGTCTACTTCGTCAGCTAGATACCTGAACAACTTCTTAGTTTTACTATCATAACACCATAGTATAGCAGCACCAATGATAGTTACTGGGTTAATAGATACTAACTTAGAATTAGAATCTGTTTTTAAGTAGTTGAGTTTTTCAACTAGTTTCTCTTTAGAAACTGACTTTTTAACACGTGGTACTCTATTAGCTTTATCTTCTTGTATAATCATGTCGCATGCACTCATGATATCTTTCAAGAAGTTGATAATACTTGTGATATTCTTTTTAGTGCGTTGTTTATAACCTTCTTTTAGTTGGTCATAGATGTCCTTTTCTTTAAGATAAGGATCTACTATTTCTTCATCTTCGGTTACTTCTGGTTCTTTATAATCAGCTGGTTTAACAGGTGCTGGACCGGCCAATTCTTCAAATTCAGTTAACATCGGTGTGTAATAATCTTTGATGATTCTTACATGGTTTGATTTAGCAGATTTACCTTTTAATAAGTTATGAATATTGAATGCTTTTGGATTAAATGTATCTGGGTTTTCAATCCAAGACTCAATTGCATCTTCTAACTCATTGGTCATGCTTAGACTAATATCTTTTAGTCTTTCTTGAATGTTAACTGGTGCTGCAGGTTTGACCTCTTCTGATTCTTCTTGTATATCCTTGTTGCAATCGTCGATAATTTCAAGGATTCTTGTTCTTAGCCAAACAGACGTATCAGCACCGTTATTGAAATCATCACGTTGTGCTGGCATCCCTTTTAATAAGCAACTGGCTATACCGCCAATTGATGTATTAGAACGCCAATCAGCACCTTTTTTGTAGATATCTATTTGATCAGTAGTGAATCCGTTTAATCCCATCCATTTGATAACTGCTGGTTTTAAATCCTTGGCAGATTTCTCGATGTTATAATACTTCATAGCCCAGTGGAAGTTTAAACTGAATGTTCTAGTATCCCATTCGTCACATCCATCCCATTTTGGTGATAGATCTTTACCTTTAGCTGCTCTAGCTTCTGTTAGATGTTCATTTTGTGTTTTTCTTTTAACTGTAGACATGTGTATCGCCTAAAAGATAATTGGTTAAGGTTGACATATACTATCAAAGTTTCTTGAACTTGGTCAAGTCTTTTTTAATCACATCAACTAGTGTAGTGGCTGTTTGTTCATTAAGAATGAAGTGATGTTCCGATTTATAATAACCAGTAGTAAGTAATTGCCAGATCAGTTTAAATCTATTGAAACCTTTTTCCCAAAATGGTGCAGTAGTTTGCACGTGGAAACTAATGGTTATATCTTTAAACTCGGTATCTGGGTTTACCTCTAGCCACATATCAACCGAGTGGTCATTATCGTGGCAATCACATGATAATTTATAAGCAGTGGCATCTTTCCACTCACCTGTTTTAGAAATGTTCAATGCTGGTGTTTGTGGTTTCATTATTCTTCCGTTGGATCTTCTTCAGGTTTAAGTTTACGGCATTCGTCAAAAATACTATCTAATAGTTTAAAGTACGCATCAGTTTTAAAAAGTCTTCTTAGTAGTTTAGCACCTTCCATCATGAAAACGCTTGCAATCGTTGCAGGTTGATAAAAAGACACTAATTTGTTCATTAGTTGAAGCACTGGTGTGCCAATAGCCATGTATTCTGTTTCCACAGTTGGTTTGTTTTCGTTATCGGTCATTGTTAATCTCCTCAAGGGTTAATGTTATTGGTCTGGTGCTACAATAGTCACAATCTTTGTCGTCGCACGGTTCTTCAGACCATTCTTTACAATCTTCACAGTAGTAAGAATCGTATTTTTCAAAATATAGCCTAGTTTTGTTACAAACTGGGCAGTCAAATGTATGTTTGTTTAAGTCCATAGTCCATCTCTTGCTTTAATTAATCGAATCATCATTGCAGTATCTTCGGATTCGTATAGCTGTTCAATTCGAGTACTTTCATCTAGTACTGCTTTTAGTTCTTGGCGTTCTTCTTCGTTTTTTTCATCGCAATCCCAGTTATACTTACCACCATTAGCTTCTGCTCTTGCTTCATGATATGCAGCAAAGCCTGATTCATCATATGGGTCTGGTCTAGTTGGGTAAACTTCAGTCCACCAAAGGTAAAGCTCTTTAATTTCACGTGCATTTAACGCTTGTGTGGTTAGTTCACCATAATTTGCATGGTCTTCATTAACACCCCAATGATTATCATAGGTTAAGTCCGAAGCCCATGCCAAGTATTCCATTCCCAATTCACGACTACGCCATGTACGGGTTTTGAATGGACCTCTAGCCCAGAATGGTGCTTTTTGTTTTTTGAATTCTTCTTCGTCCATCCACATCAACTTACTACCAGCTAATTCAACTTCAACAAAGTCAACCAATTCGTTGAATAAACAAGGTAAGAATCTACCACCTACATCGCACCATTCACCTGGTTTAATATCTTTCTTACTAGCTGTTAATTGATGAGTTTTAGTAACCCAGCGGTTGATACAATAATACTTGATGTCGTATAGGGTGTCAACTGGCCACCAAATAAAATCTTGAACCGCATCGAATGCCGTTTCAACTATCCAGTAACGAATAGGATGTGTTTGTTTAGCATGAATTTCCCAATAATCCCATTCAGTACCAGTACCACATTCTGGTTTAGCAGTACCTCGGATTTTATCAGCAAAATCACTGCAACTCCAATAATCTCTCATCTTAATTCCTGTTTTGTATTATAATTGGCTGACCAAAGCAACAAAATAACCCAACCAATAACAGACCAGCCAAATACTAGATTTAGAATAGCAATGGTTGTAGTTTGATTGTGATTTCTTGCTATGGCAACAAAGGTTGGCATCATGTATGTTGCTAAGAATAGCATTGCATACGTTGATATGATTAAGTCGATCATTCTATTTTCCTCGAGATAATAGTATATAGCGCGATTTCAGAAAAATCAAGAACTATTCGACTAATTTAAGAATAACTTGGTAATTTTCGTAAGCAGAGGCCAATGCAGGATACAAATCCCGCATCTCGGCCTCGTACTCTGATTGCGCTAATCTGTAGCGAATTTGGTTTGCATCTGATATGTGGTCTGCTAACATCTCAAATGAATCTTTATCCATTGTTAAAACTACACGATCAAATTCATGCGGCGGTACAAATGGAATATATTCACCATCATATTGAATTGTAATGCCGCAGTTGACCAATAATCGGTGCAAACCAAACAAGTCAGACATTAGATGCTTTCAGCCATTGGGAAAATAGCAGAAATTGCGTTAGCACACGCCAATGCAACTACTCTATGTTCTAATTGGGTGCTTTCATCAGCACGAACATCAATATAATGAATCCAACTACGAATACTACCAGACATGTAAAGTTTACTTACTGTATTTCCTTCAGGTAAGATAACTCTAGCACATTCTTTAGCAATACCACGATTGATTGCTTCAACATAATGCCTTTTAACTAGTGCAATCACTTCTTGTTGTGCAGTTTCCCACCATTCGTGTAGTTCGGTGTCATCAACTACGATGCTGTTTTGTCTATTTTTGTCATCTTGAAGTCTTGCTTCTCTTAAAACGAATGACAATTCTTTGGTAGGGTCAGCGTATCTTTGTGAAAACTCTTGGAATCTAAAAGATGCGTGACGTAACATTTGACGAGCAATATCACGAGTTGTTTCAATCTCAACACACGCATGAACCATTTCAAGTGGACTAAAATGTTTATGTTTAAGCAAATACTTGATGAGTTTTTCAGAAGTTTCAGTATTAAACTGGTTGCTAGGATTACTTACTCTAGCACAAAACGCAATTAACTCTTGCACATCTGCAATACCTTGATCTGCAAACTCAGCGGTTGGTGTTGAATGTGATACTAATTTTACTTGCATACTATACCTTTTTGGATTCAAATTGTTTACGGAGTTCAGCTTCAGCCGCAGCGAACATTGCTTTAATTCTACTCAT